GCTACGAGGTATGGCGGGGCAGGCTGCAGCACCTACAAGGGCGCAGCCCCTGGGGTAGACCGCATGATGCTCCTGACCGGCCGCTCCCGTAAAGGAGCCAGAACTCGTCCAAGCCGATGAGGAGCAGCAGTTGGTAGAGCAGCCTTAGATAAGAAGACTAAGTAACGAACTTTACCTATACATAAAAAATCAGACTATCCTCTCAAATGGATAGTCTGATTTTTTAATTAGACTTCTACTTCTTTCTCTTCCTTAATAAGAGGAAGTTTGGTATTGTTCACAAAAGCTTGACGATTCTCATGCCAAGACATTTTACCTACTATTTCACCTCTAGATCTGTGAATAATATCAATTGGCATAACTTTATTAGTCAGTCCTTGCATATGGGCCTTAGAAGTGTAATAAATGTCATAAAAATCCCACGCTCCTGTGAGCCAATCAGGTTTTTCTAGCCCAACCTCTCTAATGGTCTTGCCGCTAGCAGAGAGGAATAAACCGTCTAAAACAGCTACTTCGCAAGGAGGACCATACTCCGTGGTGTACATCTCACCTTCTTCTGAGAAATGCTTCACACTTCCGCTATGCATACCTAGTTTCCAGAGTTCCTGGTCCCACCAGATAGCACTCTCTCCTAAGTACCTAGTTCCAGCCGCACCTACAAATCCAACTCCCTCAGGCATGTGTGATGTTTTCAAATTCCATACGAACCTAGATGGTTTGTCTAGTATTGAGATATCATCATGGCAGAAGATACAAATATCAGAATCTTTTAGTTCTAGCTTGGTAAATTCCGTATCGTAAGTCTCAAAGATGGACTTCCCACCTTTAACTAAAACTGTCTCAATGTCACACTTACCAAAGTAGGCAATAAGGTCTTTTGTGGTGTGTGTAAGTTTTTCTGTGTCTCTAGTTGGAATAATAGCATATATACTCATAGACTATAATAGTCTAGCTTATGGAAATTACACAAGAACAAGAAGAAGAATTTAGAAAGTGCAAGGAAGATCCTGTGTACTTTATGTCTAACTACATCAAAGTTATCCACCCTCTTAGAGGATTAGTTAAATTCAAGATGTACCCTTTCCAGATAAAGATAGTTAGGGACCTCCAAAAACACAGATTCAACATCCTGAGGAAATTTAGACAGGCAGGATGTACTACAACTGGGTCTGGTTACTGCTTACACAAGGCATTGTTTGAAGATCACCAATCTATAGTTATCTTATCAATGGGTGATACTGAGGCTACTGAGGTTCTAGAGAGAATCAAACTAATGTATGACGAGTTGCCTGATTTCCTAAAACCTGGAATCAAGGATAATAACAAACACACCCTCAGGCTAGCAACGGGGTCTGTAATCAAATCCCGTGCGTCAGGAAAGCAATCAGGTAGATCCCTCGCAGGTTCTTTCCTTATGATTGACGAAGCTGCATTCATTGAGAATATTGATACCATCTGGGCTGCTGTTTACCCGATTATTAGTACAGGTGGGCAAGTATTTGTTCTATCTACAGTTAATGGTCTAGGTAATTGGTATCAAGAGACTTACACAGAAGCTTCCAATGGAGAGAATAGTTTTAACGCTATGGATATTTACTGGGAACAGCATCCTGAGTACAAAAGGCAGGAAGAGGGGTTTGATTGGCTATACGAGGAGTTAGAGGCTAAAGGGATTAACGTAGATGAGTGGGAAAGGACTACCCGATCAAATATGCCAGTTAAAAAATGGCTCCAAGAGTACGAAGCTTCCTTCTTGGGTACAGGAGATACCTATATTGAGGGTGAGATCCTAAAAGAAATCACATCTAACATAAGTAAGGACTTCTTTATAAAGTATAACAATAAAATGAGAGTGTGGGAAGAGCCCCTCGATGATTGTACCTACATTCTAGCTGTTGATTGTGCTTTAGGTAGAGATAGAGATAACTCAGCTTTTCAGATCATAAACGCCAATACAGGCAACCAAGCCGCAGAGTTTTATTCCAACAAAACACCCATTAATGAATTTGCTGTAATAATTAAGGATGAAGCTATGCTATATAATGTAGCTCATGTTATTCCTGAGCGAAATACAATTGGTAATAACCTTATTGATTGGCTCTATAATATTTTAGAATACGACAACCTCTGGTTAGATGATAAAGGTGAGATTGGCTTTCAGACCGCTACGAAGAATAGAGATATCCTCTTAGCAAACATGGAAGAGGCTATCAGAATGGGTGAAATTAAAATTAACTCCGAACGAACGCTTATTGAACTGAACACTTTCATCCTTCTACCTGGAGGTAGAGTAGCAGCAGACAAAGGGAAGCACGATGACTTGGTAATGAGTCTTGCTCTTGCTAACCTAGGAATGAAGGATGTAAGAGATTCGGGGCATATCGACTTTGTATCATACATTCCTCATAAAGAAGCTCCTCCTCTACCGTCTCAACAATACAGAGTAAAGTTAGGAACAAATGGTGGTATTACCGAAGAGGATTATAAATGGATAATGGACAACTAGACGAAGGCTACACAGAGTTCGGTAGTAAATTTAATCGCCAAGGATCTTACTTAGCTCCTATTGGTAAGATTGGTCAATTCTTTGCCAAATTCTTTGCAACTACTGCTCAAAAAGAGGCTGTTAAGGCTATTGATAAGGGTCTTCCGTCAGAACACTCTGGCGATACGATTATCACTGACCAGTTAGTAAAGGATGCCCCTGCTGGAAGTGTCTCAAGGACAGTACTCCTTCCCCAAGGAGAACTTAACAGAAAAAAGAGATACGAAGAGTATGAGAATATGGACGAGTATCCTGAGATTGGTGCTGCCTTCGATATCTATGCTGATGAGTGTACTCAAAGAGGAAGTAAGAACGAACGTTGGACTATTCATACTGACAACGACTTAGCTCACGGTGAAGTTGAGAGATTCTTCAAAACTATTGACCTTAAGACCGTTCTGTGGGACATTTCCAGGAATACTATTAAATATGGGGATAACTTCCTTGAGGCTATCGTTGATGTTAATCGTCCGAAGCTAGGAATTAGAAAAATCAAGATTCTCAACCCTAACTACATGATTAGGTCAGAGGATGCGTTCGGATACCTTAAAAAGTTCATGCAAGAGGTTCCTAATGAGAACGCATTAGCTTACGGAGCGGGTGCAGCACAGAAACCTCAAAAGTATATTGATCTAGATAAGAACCAGATTGTTCATTTCCGTCTTCACACCTCAAATCCGATGTTTTATCCTTATGGCAAGTCTATTGCTGCTGGATCTCACCGTATTTATAGGTCTTTGAAGATGATGGAGGACGCTATGATGATTTATCGTCTAACCAGAGCCCCAGAAAGACGTATTTTCTATGTTGATACAGGCAATCTCCCTACCAGCAAGGCCGAGATGTTCATGGAACGTCTAAAACAGAAGTTTAAGAAGGAAAAGTTCTACAATTCACAGAAAGGTACAGTAGATTCTAGATTCAACCCGATGAGCATGGACGAGGATTACTTCGTTCCTACAAGAAATGGTGTTGGAACTAAGATCGAAACGCTTCCAGGGGCTTCTAACCTAGATCAGATCGAAGATGTAAAGTATTACAGAGATAAGCTAATGGCTTCTCTTAAGATTCCCAAGGATTATATTGTAGAGAAAGACAAGTCTCCTGAGCGGAAGGCAAACTTATCGCAGTTAGACGTTAAATTCTCCAGAACGATCCAGAGAGTCCAACAATCAGTCGAAAAAGGGCTAGAAAGCCTAGCCAAAAGGCACTTGACCCTCAGGGGATACCCAGGTTCTATAGTAAGAGAGCTTGAGATTAACCTCCCAGAGCCTTCCGATGTTTCCATCAAGAGAAAGTTAGAGCTTGATGATATGAAACTACGTGTAATCCAAGCTGCTCAGGGTCTTGGCCTCTTATCACAAGATGCTATCTATAAAGAGTATTTCGATTACAAGGAAGACGAGATCAGACGCATGAAGTCTGATATCAAAAAAGAAAAGGAAGAACAACAGAAGTTCGACCAAGCAGCAGCAGCGGCAGCAGGATCAACAGGAGGCGCAGGTAATGTAGCCCCTACAGGTCCTCCCATCGCAGAAGAGACACAAGTTGGAATAAAGGAAGAAGAACCTGTTTTAACAAATTTGGAGAGGCTTATCCGTAAAAACGGAGCTTCTGAAGAAGAATCAACTATATTTTCTAGAATTTTAGAAAAGCAACAAAGGAAAGTTGAACCCTTTACTGATTAGGTAAGGTATATAAAGTAACCGAGAGGATTTATTATGTTTTCAAAACTATTTGACCACAGAGACAAAAAAATTACTCACCTAACCAAACTAGGTGATTGTATTGGAAGATCCATTAGAGAGAATGTAATAATCTTCTCTATTGAGTCAGAAAATGATACTGTAACTTACCTTACCGAGTCTGGTAAGGTAATTACTGGAGAGTACTCCTTAGAGGGAGACATTAAGCTTGACCGAATCGTCATTCAAGAGTCGGATGTCTACAAAGATGTAGACAAGTTCGATTCTCTTGTAACTGACAAGGTTTCAGCGTTAGTATCTAACATCTGTAGTACGAACTACACCTCAGCGGACAATACACTATCCGACATCTTTGGACTTTGGGAGAATAGACTACAAATTGACTCTCTACAAGATAAGCTCCAGGATAAAAAGAACCAACTAGCGGAAAAGGAGTCTATTATCTACACGGAAGAGTTTCAAAGCCTTGCGGAGGTAACTCCCCAACTAGTAGACTTCTTAAAAGAGAACTTTGAGAAGATTAGTCTTGTCCCTGAGATTAGAAATGCAGTAAACCTCTCAAACACTGTCTCACAAGCATTCGATTTCCCTAGACTAAGCTTTGATAAGCTAAGTGAAGGTGGGTCTTACACCCTAAAGGACGGGACCTCTGATTCAATCTACGACATGATCTGTAGACAGGAGCTTATCAAACGAGAGCTTCTTGAGTCTAAGAAAGACTTTGATTCTATCTGGGCCTCAAACTCCACAGTTAAGAGTTTAGCAGGGATGGTCTACGAAAAGGACGATGTTGTTTTAGCAGAAGCTTTAGTAGAGAGTCTCAAGGAAGTTCCTTACCTCGCTATGGCTTCTAAGAAGTCGTTAACTCAAGTCTTTACTAAGTGTCTTGGTTATGACAACGAAGTAATCTCTGAGTCAGATATACAGAAGTTATCTTCCAGGATCTTCGAACTTAAAAAGGATGTCCGAATCGCTCTAACTGAAAACATTAACAGTAGATACGGAATCAACATTGCAAACCTTCAAGAAAGTGTAACCTTCAAAAGCCTAGCTAATACCCAGGTAGTAATCTTTGAAGCAGTATCCCGCCTATCCCCGAAAGGTAGTGTTCTTAAGAGGATTGTCAGCGAGATCTCAGAAATGCTTAAAGGTAAGTCTGGTGTAGAGTGCATTGATGTTAACGATTACATTAGTGCAGTCTTCCGCGAAGCTGGTTACGCTGCAACTCTTGACGAGTCTCTTGACAGTAACAATCTCGCAAGCCTTAGTCTTAGGAGAGTAACGGAAGATACATTAGACGAATCTGCACTTTCTGACTCTATCAATGAGAAAGCTAGTAAGGACGCAGCTAAGAAAGATTCACTTTATCCTTCAGACGAAACTCTGAGTGATGAAGAGATCGAGAAGGCCGAGAAAGAAGAGAAAGAAGAGATCAAGAAAGCTAAAGTCAAGAAGTCTAAAGCTAAGAAAGAAGAGGAAGAGGAAGAGGAAGAGGAAGAGGAAGAAGAAGAGGAAGATGTAGTCGAAGAAGAGGCTGATGATAGCTCCATACAAACTGAAGACGAAGCTATTGATGACTTATCTGATCTTGAGGATATCCTTAAGAGCATAACTTCAAACTACGATGAAGAAGACAAAGACGAAGAGGAGGCTAAGTAATGGCAAGGCAAGTATATAGACCTTACGTAAAGGTATTAACTCATACTAGTAATATAGAGGCTTCTAGTGTTACTTTACTTGATACTAGCGGAGAAACTTTAAATGTTAACTATGTTTCTGTTGAAGCTAGTGGTGGATCAGCAGGAAACTTCTTTGTCGTACACACCTCAAGTATTCAAGGACTAACAGATCCTGCTTTTGGAGTTGCTTCAGGGCTAGTAGGTCATTTATCAGGAACTTGCGGTGGTGCTGCTCCCACTATTGGTGGAGTAGTGGAACTCGTACTTAGTGACGGGGACAGAATCTCA